CGGCAACTCAGGTTTTCAGATAAACCTTTTAACATAAAAAAGATATGGATTTGTTTATAACGGGCGTTCCATACTTTACGTCCGTATATGTTAGCCGGAATCTTCCGGTCTTGAACCTTCAGGATTTGACGGCTTAGGATTTTTTGCCCTGTCTGCGCTGTCCGGGTCGGACGTGCGTTCATTACTGTCTTTTTCCGGTCTGCCCGCTCCTTCGGACGGCTGTGCGACATTTCCTTCCCTTGAAACAAGTACGGAATCTATTTCTTCAGATTCTTCTTTTCGTTGTTCGACTTCTTTGTCGATTGAATATCCGTAAGCATCTAAGTAAGTCTTAGTTGAAACAACACCGCGAGACCAGAGTTCTTTACATGCTTCACGAAGAGCTTTTTTGCCCTCCATAGACAGAGGCATAAATTTAAATTCAGGGATTTCTTTCAGATTGTACGTACCGGGAATTATCTCTGTAAGGCGTTCGTTTATCCGATTCATCAACTCACAGAACTTTTCTCTTGCATCGTTGATCCTTGCTTCGGCTGTCTGCATTGAAATTTGAGCAGACGCAAACGTAGAACCGTCTTCGGATATGCCGCTTACGACAATACCTGATACACCGCCTGCAGAAAGAATATCGTTATTTACATCACGGTACTTATCCCATTGGAACAAATCTGCTGTATCGGCCTGAACAAACTTAGAGTTTGCTAAATGGTTCGTAACAACAAGCGGGAATCCGGTCATACCCTTCTTAAAGATATTTGATACCTGCCGAAGCTGATTATTGTCAGGCAGCATATCGTATCCTTTGGTCGGGTCGCCGTATTGTGCATGAGCAAAACCGTGAGCCGCCAGATTTAAAATTGCTTTTTCGTAAGTTCCGATTAACTCTTTTCTGGATAATGGTTCTAACGCAGAAGCAATAAAAGGAATTGCATATCTATTCCAGCTTTCTTTGTTCCCTTGCATAACGTAAGTATTTTCTGGATTAAGTTGGACATATTGTTGTCCTTTGTTGATAGCAGTCTTTACTTCTTCAGGATAACCTTTGAAGTATTGATCTAAACTATTATCTTTAATCCATCCTTCGTAAATAGAGTATCCCTTTTCTCTCCATTCGTTCTGGATAGATAAACAATCAAAGTCTACAATAGGCATACCATTCAGCATCATATTGCCGATTCTGCATTTGTGAATAGGCAGAGTAATTAACTGTCCGTTTAAAAGATAACAGACAACGTTAGAATATTTCCAATATTCCAGCATAATCCCGTTAATTTTTTCTCTCAGTCGCATCCGTTTATATTGTTCTTCGTATAGTTTGATTGTTTTTTCGTTGTTTCCTGTTAACAGCCAATCGGAACAGGTTGAAAAAGGAACAAATACATGATGCACAATGCCTTTTACAATCGGATCTGCATCTGTGTAGTAGTCTGCAAGCTGATATAAACTGATGATATTACCTTGTTTATCCCTGAGAATGGAATCGTAATCGTAACCGGAAAGATCGCCGCTGAATGTAATATTGGAGTTTGTATAACTCTGAAATACATCTGCGTCGTCTTTTGTTGCTCCGATAAACTCGTTTCTTCGAGTATTATCTATTGGTTCCTGTGAAACAACATTAGGTTTATAGGCAGCCCAAAATCGGGCGGTGGCCCGGAATCTATCGAACATACCCAAGGCGCATCGCCCCTTTCTTTAAAATCTTGAAACTACTCCAATTGCGGGAGTGCCACGATGGAAACGTTTGACGTTTTCTTTTTCAAGTTCGCTTATGTAATCGTTTGCCATTGCTAAACTTGAATATCTGTCCTTATGCTGTCCTGAATGTGGAACGTCGTATGTTTTGTTGCCGGAAGAAGATGTCTTCTCAACAATGTTCCCCATTTCAAACTGAAGAGCATCTGTTTCCAAGAAGATGGCAAGTTCTTCTCTGGACATTCTCTGTTCTTCGTTTTCGATCTCCTGTTGCCTTGCACGCATCGTTCTTTCCTGAATAGGCAGTTCCAGCATTCTTTTTTCCAAAGCCACTCTAAGGTTTGTATAGATTCTTTGGTTTAATGTGTTGACTGCCCTGAAAGGATGTAGCACTTGTTTGGCGTCAGGGTTCATGTTAGGTTCGTCGTCCACCACCAAAGGAGGAAACTCTTTTCCTGAAGCCGGATCCAACCATTCTCGGTCGAAGAATCTATCAAAACTGTCTCCGACACCCCGTGCGTCATAGATAATCTTCTCTGCGTTAGGGAACTTAATATGATAATATCTTCTGACTTCGTCTGCGAGGTAGTCTAATGGTTTACCGTTATAGCTCCGCATATTAACTAACTTTCTGGCGTAAGTCCCGTCTTTACATTCCGTATACTTAACTACGCTTAATATGCTGTTATCGGAACCTTTTGCCGTAGAAGTAGCGATATCCAGACAGATAACATACTTGGATTTGGAATTCTTCGGCTGTTCCATTTCAATCTTATCCAAC